AACCGTTCATTCCAGAAAATGTTGTTATACACCTGAAGGTTCGGTGCCCCTGACGTGGTCAATCCTGCACCATCAGACCCAGCGCCTGTCCAGGTGGCATTTTCATGGAAAAAGCTATTGCGAATAACGACATCTATGGCACAGGTCGGAAAGCAGTTGGGGTCTATGTCAAACAACTGGAAGCCTGAGCCACTATTATGGTGCGTGTGGATGCCATCATAGACAGTACGCGGTGCGGCGACATACAACCCATGATCCAGACGATCAATGCCATTATGATGGATATGGATGCGGAGATAACTGAGGTCGGTGGCTCCGTACCCATTGCCGACCCCACCCCCTGAGCCATTATTCTTGACTTCAATATCTTCAAACCGGATAAAATGCGGGCCGACGCTCATATTGGGAGGTTGCCCACAGCCTTGCGTGGATATGGTCCCCCCATCAATCACAAAGTTCTTGAAGAGGACATGCTGAAGAAGTCCACAGGCATGATACGGGTCGCTAGAAAAGCCAATATTAATGCCACCGCTATTGGTTAGGGTAACGACTTCACCAGGTTTTCCAGCAATCACGGTGGGGGTCGCTGCATTTGGACCACTCGGTAAATTGTTGGATGTATTGATATTAAAGGCATCATTATAGACTCCACCCAGGAAGTACAGCGTGTCGCCAGGGCCAAGCATGCTGCGCCCTTTGTTGATACTCTTGCAGGGTTGCGCCTCGGTGCACGGAAAACCGTCGTTGCCACTCGGCGCAATATAGTACACCGCCGCCTGCCCGGAGACGGGGAGCGCGAGGACCAGCACGAGCAGCCAGAGGCAGAACAGCATCATTGTGACCCTTATTGCGCTTGGAAAAAGTTGAAAAAGCTCCCACGCTTGCCACCGGTCGGCAGCGCCGGAGCCACGAGCCCCACCAGGGCCGGCGGCGGCAGCAGGCGCGGCTCTCCCGCGCTGGACTCCCGCACGATCTGACACAGTTCGGCATCACTCAAGGCCCGGTTATACACCCGGATATCGTCCATCGCCCCGGTGAGAAAGGCCCCAATGCCCTCATGCGCCCCGAACATGAGGGCACGGGTCAGGGGGACAAACGTCGAGCCATCGACTCCAAAGGCTTGCGCCAGCACACAGTTGACGTGCAGCTGAAAGCCGCGTGCCGCACTGTGCTGCACGGCGACGTGATACCAGGTCCCCACCGCCAGCGTGGGACCGGTAAAATCGCCGGAAAAGTTCCCCGTGGTAAAGGTAATGGCATAACCCAGCACGCCGCTATTTTTCACAAACACCTCACGATCCCCGGCTCCCGTGGCGGCGCCCCAGAGAACCTGCAACGATTCGCCCGTCGCCGTGCGCTTCACCCAGAGCGTGTAGGTGGCTTCAGCTGGGAGCAGCCGTGCATCCACCTGCGTGACGGCGTAATCATCGGTGCCGTCGAACCGTACTTCGCCCGCGCCGCCCGGCCGCGCCGTGGCCGTGGTCCCCGAGGTGTCGGCGCTCGTCATGTTGGTCAGGGTCAGCGGGGCACGCCCGAGCAGGTCGTACCACTGCTGCCCGCCGCTCGTGGGGGGCATCGCGCGCCACCAACTGACGAGACCGCGCGCCGTGGCGGCCTGCATGTTCACGCGCTGTGCCCAGGCTGGCGTGCTCCAGAGCAGCGCTAGGATGACTGTAAGACGTAGGGTAAGCATTTGAGTGTCCATGTCGTGTTCATCGTCACGCCGGTGCCATCATTTTTCACCAGCGCCTTAAAGAGCCCCGGTGGCAAGTCGATACTCGGCAGGGCCACGCGCTGCGCTGTACTCACCGCGCGCAAGGGGAACACCATGTCCGGGTTGCGGGCCGGGGTCGTGGCATCCGTGTTATCTTCGTAATTGGTGCCGTCCACCTGGCGCAGAATCCACACGTTCACGGCCGTATTGGCGGTGACGGCGCCCGAAAACGTCGGCACAAACAACTCGCAGACCGCTTTGGTATAGCCCCCCGAGGTCAGCGTAATGACCCCGGACAGCACCAGGGTGTTATTGGCGAGGGCGCCCGTCCCATTGAGCCATGTTTGTACTGGTCCTGGTAGCCATGTAACGGAGGCAGACCACGCCGGGGCGATACTTCCCAGAAGTAGCGTCAGGACGACAAGCAAGAACATACAGAACATCCTCGCTAGGGTTGAAAGACGGGAAAATATCCCGTCGTCACGGCCAGTGCCGGAGGACTATAGAGCACCGTCGCCGTAGCGCTATCGCTGAGCGGCGTGGTGACATTCGTGACGGTGTTCTGCAACAGGATGGTATGCCAGAGACAGGCCAGCGGCAGCCCGATGCCCGTCCCGCCCACCAGGTCTGTCAGGGTATTGTGGTCAAGCAGCAGATGCTGGATGACCGGCCAGTTGTCCGGGTCCGGGCCGCACACGCTGGAGCCAAAGCCACTAAACGGGCCAATCGCCCCGTAGAGGCTGTCCGCGTGGTTGATGGTGTTGTGCGCCAGGGTGATCCCGTACCCCAGGACTGGCGGGGGATAGGTCGGCGTTGGCGCGGCGCTGAGATTGAGGCGAATCCCCGATTGGCTCGCCGCGTTGGCGGCGTCATATTCCTGGGCAATCACGTTCTGGCGGACTTCCACAAAATAGTGGGTGCGAATGTCTGGGTTGTAGCCAGGCGCGGCGGGGTCGGTCGCAAAATAGCGCAGATTGAGGTAAATCCCATCGGAGTCATACTGTCTATTCCCCGCCACCACGCTGTCGGCCTGTGGCCCGCCATAGAGCGTAATGAGCCCCGCCTGGGGGACGTTCCGATTGCTTTTGAGGCACAGCGGCGTGCGGCTATCAATCATGTTATCAATGGTATACACTTGCCAGTAGGCATTGGCCATGGTGAGCTTGCTCGCGGTGGTCGGGGTCACGTCCCACGCCGGGCTCACCGTAAACACGGTCCCGGAACCATCGGTGACGGCACCCACCGAGCGGCGCATTTGCCCCACCCCCGGCCCGTCGACGACCAGCAGCCACAGATCGCCCGAGAAGTAGGCCGGATCGAGCGCCGTGCCGTGCACATCAGTGGCGGGGAGTGGTCCAGGCACTTTCACCGTTGTTGCGGTGGCGGTGAGGACGGGCTGCGCGTGGGCAAAGGTCGGATTGTCCGTGCCGTCATAGGCAATCGCTTCCCCATCCCCGGCCTTATCCCCCGTACAGGTGAACGTGTTCCGCGCCACCAGGTTCATCTCGATACTGCTATGATTGGTCCAGAACAGGCCCGCGCGCCAGCCTTTCGCATCGCTGCCAGGCACCTGCAGATACGTGGTGGCCGTGCCGTCGATGGTATTCTGGCTCACGTCCGCGCGCCGGGTCGAGCTGAGAAATCCGGCTACGGTGCCTTGCGCCCCTGCGACGTTCAGATAGCTGCCAGGATAGAACGTGTTGCCCGTGAGGATGAGGTGGTGGTTCACAAACTTGCCGCCGTCGCCGTACGTGCCGACGCTGCCCAGCATGCGGAGCGCGGCAAAATAGGCGCCAAACGTGTTCGCGGTCACGGTCAGATGGTTGAGGCGGTGATTCCCAATGTCGAGAGCAATATAGGGTTTGGTAAAGACATTCGCGGTAATCGTGACGCGGTCAACCGTGGTGGTGACGTCAAACGTGTCCCCCACGCGGAGGATGCGCTGCAGCCCCGTCTGTGTGGGGGCATACGTCGCTTCATCGGTAAACGTGATGCCGCTCACGATATTGTTGCCAAGGAGCGTAAAACTCGTGGACCAGCCGCCACCGGCCAGGTTGGGATTCCACCCAGCGCCGCGTGCAATCGTCGTGGAGCCAGCCCCGGCCCCCTGAAGGTTGACACCGATGGGGAGCCAGGCCCCGTACGTGGGGTCAGAACTGCCGCCCACCGTTCCATCATTCATGCGCCAGGTCCCCGCGCCTAAGAGCACCGTCCCACCGCCAGCCGCCGCCGCCGCATTCGCCGCGGCCTGCATGCACACCACATCATCGCCCGCATCCCCGGCCACACATCCCCCGTAACTCGTCGGGCTAAACGTCGGTGGCGTCGCCGGATTGGCACTCACCGTAAAGCTCTGGCCAGCCACCGAGACCCAGCTGACCCCATCCCGGTTGACGGCGACGGTATACGTGCCCACCGTCATGGTGCCGGGCAGAGTCACGGTGGCGGCGTAGTCTTCAATGACCGTCGTCGTATCGCCGTCATTGCTCGCGGTCATGGTATACGTGGCGGGTCCCACGAGGCGCACCTGCGTGGTCTGTCCCGGCGCTGGGGCCAGGTTGCGCCCTACCACCTTGAGATAGCGCGTCGGGAGGCCCGGCGAGAGCGCCGTGGCGTAGCCCAGTTCCGGAGTCAGCCAGAGCGGGCGGGCATCGTTCACCTTCACCCCGTTACTCCACTCGCCCATGGTATTGCGCACCCAGAGCGCGTAGGACTGGCCAGGCGTGAGGACTGGGGGGAGATACACCACGAGGGCGTCAGGCACCCGTGCGGTACTGGCGATAGGCGCGGTCCCGGTCGTGGCGGTGCGCGTCGTCGGAGTCGTCAGCGGCGGCGTCAGCGTGGCGGTGGTATTACTGAGGGCCTGGTACACGACCACATCGGTCGCCGCCAAGGTGGCGCCTGGCAGCAGCAGCAGGGCATCGGGCTCCGCCACCACCGGACTCTGGTAGTGTGGCGTGCTAGAGAGTACCGGTGGAATGGCCAACGCCGCCAGCGGCCACAGCAGCAGGACGAGCAGCACAACAGCAGGTGGATACTGCACATCACCTCCTCGCTCAGTTGGTCGCATAGACCTGATACCGGTTGAGATCACTGGAATACTCAACGCCTATGGCCGTCCATGCCGCCGCGCCTGCTGGGCACGTGAGCCCGGTAATAGGCACGTTCGGCGAGGCGATAAACCCGCCCACTCCCGTGGTGAACGTAATCGACTGGGCGTTATCACAACGGATTTTTAGAACTAGCTGCTTCCCGTTGGCAGGTGCCCCTCCAGAGGGAATCTCTATGTTGACGTTTCCGGGGGTTCCAGTGTGGTACATGTGGCAGCTACGACTACTTAACTGTGGGCAAAGATAGCTCGCATTGCTCGGCAGCGTGGTAATACCCGGTGCGGCTCCCATTGTCGTAGCGACCAGCACCCATTTACTCAGCGCCGGGATCCAGCGGAACTTGCAGAAGTCGTATTTCGCACTATCCCCCGTGGTGGCGGTGGGTAAGTCAAAGCCGCCCAGAGGGGACCAACTGTTGTTCCAAGTGATACTGCGGGGGGTTGTCGTTGGGGCGAACACAATATCAATCTCTTGCTGGTCGCGCGGGTTTGCGCCGGTGGCGATGGGGGCCAGGATGGTCACGCCAGCCGTGAGCACCGGAATGGCTGCCACATCCGTCGTATCGGCGTTCATTTGCACTTCGTTGGTGCCAGAGGCGGGAGTCGGCACGACGCGCGGGACGTGTTGCTTGCCAGAGACAATGGCCGCATTCGTGGTGGTCAGGTAGCTCGACGCCGGGACTCCCGCCAGGGCGCTGGCGTTAATCGAGCCGCCGTTGATGTAGGTGAGGCTGGCGCCCGTGTCGACCCGCATCGCGGCGCCCGTGTTGTCCCCGCCGGTAATGGCACTAAAGGCGGTGGAACCGGGACCAGCACTGCCACCTTGCTGGACAAACGTACCCCCTTCGCAGAGGAGGAGGCGTTGCCCGCTCGGGGCGTCGATGTCCATATAGATGTCGCCGGTGGAACACGTAGGCGGTGTCGCACTATTGGGAATGCGCAGCGTCTTGGTAGAGAGATTGACGATGGAGGCGAGCGACAGCGTGACCGGGCCGGTGGCGGCAGACGCCGTAATCTCGTTGACCGTCCCCGTGATACTCGTGGGCAGCGCGGTACAGCCCTCGACTGCACCAGAGGCATCCACCCCAAGGGGGAAGTTCGGCAAGGTACAGTTGCCGCCATTCGCCGCGAGGGAGCCCGCCGTGGTAGCGGTGGCCACAGTGCCGCCTGGCAGCACGTAATCGGTGCCCGCCACGGCGGCAGAGAGTACCCCGGCGGTCACTTTGGCAATCCCCGTGCCTGTCCCGCGCTTGAGCGTCTTGCCGCCGGTGCCGGAAAACACGGCCACTTCGCCATCGACCGCCACCGCCGTGTTGGTGGAGGCATCGCCCCCGCCGCCGACGCCGGTGGTAATGGTGGCGGTGCCGTCGCCATTATCGGCGAGGGAGCCGTTGGAAAACTTGAGCGTGGTAAAGCTCCCCGACGGCGTGCCATCAATTTCGGTAACCCGCACGGTCCCGCTGCGGCCACTCGTCAGCGCTCCGCGCACCAGGACGGGCGCCTCGCCGGTGGACCAGATGAGGGCGTAGGCAGGCCCCAGGCTGAGGCTCCCGAGCAGTGCGCCAAGGAGCAGGGTGACGGCGATGGCGGCAGCACGGCGCAGGATCATGGCAATTCCTCGATGGTTTCGGCGATGGTCGAGGCTCCCGTGGTCCGGATACACAGCCACGCGGGGCGACTCGACGTCTCCAACGTGAGTTGTTTGTCCGGCAGAAACTCCAACCCGCGCGTGGCCGTCGGCGTGCCCTGCTGCGTCGGCATACAGCGCATGGGGGCGGTACCCTTGTTGCGAATGGTGACTTTACAGCGCGCGGCATTCTCGTCGAGAATGGTCAGTGACGTCGCCCCCACCGTGAAATCCGTGCCCTGGTTGGCGCCGTTAATGAGGATGCGGCGGCCGCGACAGTCCTCCGTCGAGAGTTGCGCCACGGCAGGCAGCGGCAAGAGCCACAGCCCCAGGACAAGCACATACAGGAATCGTCGCATCAGTCCCCCTTAGCGTGAGGCAATGCCGGTATATTGGAAGTAATGCCCGTCTGGCGCCACGGCAGGCAGATCATCGTCGCCGCCCGGAGGCCCCACATAATCGCCCAGCCGCGTAATCTGCACATTGATAAAATCCCCCACCGCGAGCGATCCCCCGCTAATCAAGATCGATCCCAGATGGTTCTGGACATCGGCCGGTTGAAAGTCCACATCGGCCGAGGCCAGCACCGCCAGGGCCGTATTGTTGCGGTGGCGGAGCACTTGGGCCGTCATACGGGCCTTGGTGCCCCCGCCCCCCGCCGCGCGGCGCATGTAAAAGAGAAACACATCACTCCCAGGGAGCCAGCCATCAGGGATATGGAAGCGATAAAAGGCAATCGTGGTGCCCGTGGGCGTCCAGGTGCCATCGGCGCTCGGCAACGTAAAGGTGCCCGTCGTCGTGCGCGTGGTGTACGTCTCATACCACTGCGTCGTGCCTTTCATCTCGCGCATCACCGCCCGGTTGCGCGTAATCTCGCCGGCGGCGTTGGTGGCGAGGCTCTCGGTGCCCACCTCGCCGGGGTCGGCGAGTTCGCGCATCTGGGTTATCGTGGCGCTATAGTCATCGATGAGGAGCAGCGACCCGACGCTCCCCGACGTGAGACCACCAATGTCATAGTAGACAATGGCTTCCGTGGCGTCGGTGAGCCGCACGCGGTAACTAGAGCCAATGGTGTACCAGACATTCGCTTCGCCGCTAGAATCGAGGATGGTAGGATTAGGATTGGGCGTGGCGCCGTTGGCATCGGTGTACGTCGCCAAGGGCGTCCCTGTCCCCGTGGCAAACGTGAATAATTTCCCCCCTGCGAGCGGATTGCCGTTGGCGTCAAAGGCCCTGAATCGAGGAACCGGCCCGAGTGCGACGGCCATCTATTGTCCTCCCATGCCTGGTAGTGACAAGCGCGGCGGTGCGGCTGGCGCCTGCCCCTCGCCTTGCCTGATGGTCGCGCGCACCGTGCCTTCTGGTTGCTCCCGCAAGCTCTCGTTAATGAGCGCAATCCCTGCGGCGGTGAGATGCCCCCCGCCTTCTTGAAATGCGCGGCGTATCGCGGCCCGCCCGAGTGGTGTCTGGATGGCTTCGGCAATGGCGTAGGGCGCCGCTTCCATGGCCATGCCGATCGCCATGATCGGCATGTTGCCCTTCAAAGCACCCCCTAAGACCGTCCCATGCGCTACATAGGGCATGACCCGACTGCCCAGCCCACTGACATTAGTGGCGGGCCGGGTCGTCATCCTGGCCACGTCCTTGAGCGTCTCACGAATCTTTTTGAGTTCGCCTGGAGCAAAAGATTTGGCAAACACCTCGTCCTCGGCCACCATCTTTTCAAACTGCCTGAGAATCCCCCGGCCATTCACCTGCATATGCTCGCCGCCGACCGCTGGAGCAATGCCGCGCCCTGGCCCCCAGAGCAGCGCGAGATCCTCAACGGCTTTTTCTCTGCGCGTCGCTTGAATGGCGGACTGGAGGCCCTCGGCCCCTGGAGTCGCTCGGGCCGCCGCCGTGTCGAGGTCTCGATGGAAGGCGCCATAGAGTTCCTTGAGGCCCTTCTCCAGACGCCAATCTTTTGACCCAGCAGCTTCGGCAATCCTGATCCCATATTCTTTGCGGTGTTCGTCCATCAGGTCGAGGGGGACGTTGCCACCGTGTGTCCGAATCAGGTCTTGGAGATCTTCTGCCCGCTTGAGTAATTCGCCCTGGCGGGAGGTGGGTTGCATCCGGAGTTGCTCACGCATAATCTTTGCCGCTGTCTGGTCCACCTCTGGCATAGGCACCGGAGGATGATGCTTCGCCGCTTCCTGCCACAGGTCCGTGGCCGCTGTCGCCGGGGCGAGCTTCCCAGGCACCTGTTCGAGGGCTTCCTGCGCCACCTCATGGGCGACCGGACTCGTGCCTGGCAGGTTGCGAAAGAGTCGCTTGCCCACCCCAAGCACCCCACGCATGGCGGCGGGCGAGGCCCCGGCAATAATATCGCCTGTGAGACCAGGTTCTTCGAGGCCCAGTGCCACGTTGAGCTTGCGGGCACCCAGCGAGCCTATCGACTCCCCAAACAGGCCCCCGACAGGTCCACCAAGGAAGGTGCCTAGCGCCGCGCCTCCGACACCACCGATCGTGCTGATGGCATAGGGCGCAGCGGTGATGGCGAGGTCTTTGAGTTGTCCCGGCAGCGCCACAATCTGTGCAGCGCTGGGAATAGTGTCCGCAGGAGACGGGAGACCCGGCGGCGTGACGGCCATGCCTGGCAAGGGGACAGGTTGCGGCGTGCTGGGCTTGCGAATGTCCAGCACCATGTCGGATGGCATGCGGGCGCGCGTCGGTGTCACGCCACTGATGTCCTCGATCAGATCGCCCGACATGGCGAAGGCCGAGCGCGGGATGCGCGGCCCTGAAGGCGTCTCCGGCGTGAGCGCCTCGCCCTGGAGCCCCATGGCCGGGTTGAGGGAGTGCGTCGGCGGCGGCGTGGCGCTGGGACCGACCGGCTGCGTCCCGCCGGGCACCGCCATGCCCGGCGGGGCTTGTGGCCTGACGGTCGGCGCAGGGCTGGGCGCGACAGGCTGCGTGGATGCAGTCCCTCTGCCCATCTCTAACAGGTCGGCATCACTCAGCACGGCGGCTTGCTGTGGCTGTGCCGGGGCACTGGCCGAGCCGAGCCGGTTCATCACGCGCTGTGTCAGGTCGCGGGTCTCTTGTGGCGCTTTCTCTAACCCATACTGGTCGAGGTTGCCCTGCCCCCAATTCCACGCCGCAATCACACTGGGCACATGGCCTTTATACTTCTTGAAGAGTTGCTGAAATTCTGCCGTCGCCCCTTCTACCGCTTGCTGGGGGTCAAACGGGTCCACCCCATACTGCGCGGCGGTCGGGTCCATCAACTGAAACAGCCCCTTTGCTCCTTTCGGACTCACCGCGGCGGGATTGCCCGCCGATTCCTCCTGCATCACGGCGGAGAGCCACCCTTGCGGCAATCCGCCTTTTTCTTCATAGACGGGAAAGCGCAGCTTGGTCGCCCAGTCCGTCTTGGGTTGCGCGATGGCCAGGAGTTGGGAATCAGAGTAGTCGGCCATGCCTACTGTCCCACCTCAATATGCTTCTGGCGCCACGTTTCAAGGATTTGCTCGCGTGTGCCGCCTTGTTGGATGAATTGTTGAATGACGCGCTCGGCCTGATCCTTCGGGATCACCGTCCGCGGTGGCGTGCCCTGCCCTGGCTGCCGCTGCCCCGTCCCCGGCTGCGCTTGCTGCAATGCCGCCACATCGCGGTCATAGGCTTCTTGGATGCGTTGCCGGCTCTGGACGACGGCATCGCGCACATTTTGCAACTGCTGTTTGATCGAGTCCACCGTCCCTTCGGGGTCAAGGGCCGCAATGGTGCTTTGCAGCAATTTGTGTTCGGCTTCGGTCACGGAGCCGAGCCTCCCGCCAGCCTTCGCCAGCGTCAGTAATTGATCGAGGCCCATGTTGGAGACAATGATTTTGAGTTGATTGCGGAGCATCCGCGCATTGGTTTCACCAAAGACGTTATACAGCGTCGACACGGTGCCGGTCGCTGGCAATTCTCCTGGTCTATCCATGGTCGAAAGCGCCGCATCAATCGCCTTGTTCACTCGACCATGCTGGTCGCCGATGCTGGCGATGGTGGTTTGGGCGTCCCGCAGCTTCTCGGGGAGTTCGCCCGCCGCCTTGCCCGATGCCGTGCCGGTGGCCTTCTGCTCTGCCGCCTTTTGGACCTCTTTGGGTTGCCTGGAGAGAATGTTTCCGGCACGGTCGCGCAAAATGATTTCCGTGCCGGTGTCTTCGCGGATGACGCCCTGCGGCGTCACCTCCACCCCTGGTGGTGCCTGGGCTTCTTCCAGACCACCCGGCGCCATGCGCAGGATAATATGTTTTCCGTCCCTCGTGGCAGGGATCGGCTGCATGCCGAGCTGGTTGCCTTGCGCTCGTTGCTTAATCATGGCCAGCCGCCTAAGCGTCGCCTCCACCTGGGCGGGATCATAGGTTTTCGGCAACTGAGCAGCCATCTGGGCGTAGGCTGGCCCGTCGCTGGCCATTTTTTGCAGCATCGCGTCATAGGTGGCCTGGTCGGTGGGCAGCGCGAGGGCATGCTGCATATACGTAATCCCCGCTTCGAGCGTTTTCGCCTGGTTGAGTTGTTGTGTCTGCTGACTGGCTTGCCTCGTCTGCTCGGCGCTCTCCATCTGTTGCAGCCCCTGTACGGCCACCATGCCCCGACGGCCCTCGCCCAGCAGTTGTTCATAGGGCGGCCGGCGCATCATCTGCATGCCGGGGAGCGGCGTTGGCGCCAGCGTGGGGGTTGCCGCAGGTGCGCCGGCGCCGGCGCCGGGGGCTGGTGCTGGTGGCGGTGGCGGTGCGGCGGCGCCCGTGTCTGGTGCTGGTGCGGGGGGCGGGGCCACGCCGGGGGGTTGATTCGCCTGTCCGCGCTGCGCTGACTCACTCTTCGCCGCCGCTACGGCCTCATCGATCGTGCTATACGAAGGAATCTGCTCGCCATTGGCGAGGCGTTGCTGGGCATGCCGAATGGAGCGCCCATAGGCTTCCTCAGAGGGCTGCGCACCACGCGCAATGGCCTTGATTTCCTCCGGGCTAATCCCTGGCACAATGAGCGGGATATTCGTCGGGCGTCCGCCGTTAATGCTGGGCTCGGTCACCGTATGCGTGAGCACGGTGGCGATGTTCCCGCCGCCTAAATCCTGCACACCCAGGTAGCCTTCTTTCGGCACGCCAGACGCCATTGGGGATGCCGGTGCCGGCTGTCCTGGAAGTGCAGCGGGTTGGCTCATCGACGCTGGTGGCGGTGCCTCGGGAATGGGTGTCCCCTTCGCGGTGCCCCAACTCCCAAACCGGTTGTTGATACCAGGCCCTGTGCCAAACGGGTCGCCTGCGGTGGGGGGGGCCGGTGTCGCGCCCAGGGGGGTCTGGGTCACGGCGGCGGGCATCGCTGGACGAGCGAGCGGTGAGGGAGTCAGCGGGGCCGGGCTCGGCAGCGCCCCCCCCGGCACGCCCATGCCGCCTTGGCTTGCATAATGGTCGCGGATAATCTTGGCGATGCGCTGGTCCGCGGCATAGTCTTCCGCTGCCTGATAGGCTTGCAGGTCGCGCAAGTTGTTGATGCTCTGCTGCTCACGCAACCGGCCCGCCGCGACCATCGTGCCCACCAGGTCGGGCGGCTGGATAATGGGGGCGGTAGCGGCCAAGGAAATTCGAGGGTCAATTGCCATAGTTTAGTACCAACCTAGGGGTTGATTCATGAGTTGCTGCTGCGGGCTCCCCCAGTACATCATCTGGTCATTGCCGCCCTGCTGGCGGCGCTTGCGTGCCCAGTAGTCGTCGTCCAGGTTCATGCCCATGCCACCGCCCCAGTCGCCCATCGTCATGCCAGGGCCAGAGTAGGGAGATTGCCCACTGACGCCTCCCGCCTCCTGGTTGGCCCGATCCTGGTTGGCAATCGCCATCTGGTTGGCCTGCTGCTGGCGCAGCACCGCCGCCGTATTCGCTTGCATCTGCGCTGGGTCCGCGCCCGTCGCCTGCCACCCCTGCCTCTGTGCGTTCCAGTCCACGTCCTGCCCGCCGCCTTGCCCGCCATACGGCGTCTGACCAAGCGGGGTCTGCATCGCCTGAGAACCCCAACCACCAGCGCCCTGACCGTACCCGCCCATGCCCATGCCACCCATGCCCATTGAGCGGCGGCGGCGCTGCCAGGGGCTCTGGCCATATTGCTGCTGCATGCCAAACTGATCGTTAAAAGCCATAGCCACCTCCGTATGGGCCTCGGTAGCCGTAGGTGGGCTGCCGCTGCTGATTCGCTAGCTGCTGACTGAGCAGGCTGTACTGGAGGTAATTGTTCGCGGCATTGCCGATGCCACCAAGAGCGCCGCTCCAGGCATTGGCCGATCCCACGTCTCCGGCTGCTCTGGCCGCCCCCGCCCCGGTAATGTTGCCCGAGAGCGCCCCCCCCAGATTGGCCCCGAGCAGGTTGCCTTCCTTGGTGGCTGTTTGCCCCAGACCCGTCAGCGAGGCCAGCTCGTTAAAGCGCTGCTGCCGCGTGCCCATCTGCGCCTGATAATTGGTGGAGTACTGATCGCGGTTGCGCGCCGCCAGGTCGGCGTTTTGCTGATACGACCGTCCATAGCCCAGTTCATTCTCTTTGAGCGCGCGGTTGTAGGTCATCTCATTGCCGTAGATGGCCCGGTTCCAGTCCTGCTCATTGCGCGCGAGCCCACGCGCATACGACTTCTCGTATTCCTGACTCGCCAGCCCCTGCCCGTATTTCAGCGCCCCTTTGACGGCGCCCCCCGAGAGGAGCCCGCCCTTGGCGGCATTGGTCGATTGCAGCGCCTTCATGCCCTCGCTCAAGCGGAACTGATAGCCGGGGTCGTCATCGAGCACTTGCTGCCCGGTCGTCGGCGCAAACTTGTAGGCCGCCGGGTCGAGCGGTTGATTAGGCGCCGTAAAGGCATACTGCGCCGGGTCGAGCGTCGGCGTGGCCGTGTACGGGTCAAAGCCGATCGGTTGATTCGTGAGTGCTTCTTGCGCCGCCAGCCCCCGGTAGCCCGCCTCGCGGTAGGGCGCCAGGTCGGCCCGACTCTGCTCATACTGCTGCTGGAGGATGCGGTTCGCCTCGGCGGCGGCGGCGGCTTGCGTATTGGCGGCGCTCTTGGCCGCCCCACTCGCTATGGCGCCACCAGCCAGATTGCCCGCGACCGTCAGCCCTGTGCCAATGAGGGGTGCATACGGTCCAATGCTGCCCAAGATACCTCCTAAACTTCCCGCGGCTGCTGGCGCTGCGGCTGCCGCCGCTGGAGCGGCCCCCGCGAGAAAGCCTGCACCACCACCGCCAGCGCCACCCAGCGCTGCACTGCCACCGAGCGCACCCGCACCACCACCCCCAAGGGCTGCGGCCTGGCCAGCCGTGAGCCCCGCGCCGCCACCACCGGCCAGCAGATCACCCCCGACGGCGCCGCCATAGAGCAAGTCTGTGCCCGCGCCACCGGCAAACGTTCCAGCCGCTTCTGCCGCGCCGCCCAGCGCCCCGTACAGCGAGGCGCCGCCCACCGCCGCGCCGAGGACGGCGAGCGCTGAGGTGAAGGGATCGCCTAGAGGGTTGTACTGATCGTAGGAGGAGCCCGCGTAGTACATATTGTCGAGCATGCCCTGAATCTGCGGGTCCGCCTGATCGAGGTATGGGGCCAGGCGCGCATACCCAAGCGTGCTCTGGAGCCACGCCATTGGCGACTCGCCGTTCGCCTGGTCGCCGTATTGGTTATACGGCTGCGGTCCCTTGTTGCCGCTCTCGTTGGCGGTGAGGACGGCCTTCACGTAATCTGTCCATGTCTTATATCCTTTAGGTATATCAGGAAAAGCCCTATCACCATAGTCCTGTGGGTTCGCGTCGAGCGGCTTCTGCTCAGGGTACGCTTCTGTACGGACTGTTCCGGCCATACCCTTATCCTCTCAGCGGCAATTCCGCCCAGCATATTGATATCATCGCATCGAAGGCTGACCCCAGGTTCTGCAGGCTGACAAGCGACCCTGGTGCCAGACAGAGCGCCCCATCAACCTGATCCACGGCGCTCAAGCGTTGCCCGCCCACCGCCGTCTCATGGCTGAGACTCACGGGATGCAGACGCACGACCACGAGCCCAGCCGGCAGCGTACACGAGCTATACGCCTGCCCTACCGGCGCCACCGTGCCCCCCACCAGCCCATTGACGGGCACAATCGGCACCGCGCTCGTCGGCGTCCCGACATTGGCGGCATAGGCCATGACCGTGTTGGCTTGTACGGCGGCGGTCGGCGTCCCGGTCATCGACACCGTACACTGGAGCACCGCCAGCATGACCAAGGCATCTGCCGGATTAAAGAGCGTCAGGCCACTGCCCACCGTCGTTAAGCCCACTGGAAAGAGCACCGGCGCCTGCATCGCGGCCAGGAACAGTTGCCCGCGCCTCGCCAGGTCTGCATAGGGCACTGCCATCTGTTCCTCCTGTCCCAGCGTGTCGAGATGGAGCAACCAGGGCCGCGTGATGAGCCCGCTCCGTGCGTCTATCATTGGGGTGCGCGCGAGCGAGGTGGTTAGGGTTCCCGGCATCGCTAGGCTCCCAACACTTCATAATCGACAAGGGCGGCATAGATTTGCCGCTCGACTGGCGACGACACGCGCAGTTTATACCTGCGGTCGTAGGCACTCCCGAGCTGACGAAATTCGACCATAGTACGCACCTGGCCGATACGCCCGAGTTCCATCGAACGCACAATGCCGTAGGTATTCCCGCCGTCATTACTGATGAGCAGGTCCACGACCGGGTCCTCCCCGAGTTGGATGCCGTCGAGCCCTACACCTGTCTTACACAGAATTTGTAACCTATCATGCCGCACTCGGCTGGAACCCTCGCTGTCGAATAGGGGCGGCAGCCCGGCCTCAAACACGAGCGGCGCCCCGGCGTCCGTATACGTGTCCGGGTCTAACTCGTAGATGCGCCCGTCCACATAGTCGCCCACAAGATGCTTGCCGTAGGCGAACACGTAACAGTTCGCCCGATGCCTGCCGATGGTGCCCATGACGGGCTCCCACGCGCCACGTTCGTGCCACAGCCCCGTCGTGGTGTCGAGTACCCACGTCACATTGGCGGTCGGGAATGTGAGCCAGTAAAAATGGTGCCCCCGGTACTGCTGCCCCCAACCGATCGCGTCGTCAATCGTGCTATAGCTCTGGATCGCTTCTTCCACGGGATGCGTGGAGACGCGCTGCGGATTGTACCCCTGCGCTTGGACCACGAGCCCCCGCCCGTCGTCGCCGCGTGAGAGCCAGTAGAGCGATTCCCCCACGCGCGAGGGGGAGAACTTGGCAGCGCAGCCCTGATGGATAAACGCGCCAGGAATAGGCTGGAAGGGGCGGTCGGGATCGCGCACATCGGCCAACACTTCGGTCGTATGCTCGCCAAAGTTCCACAGATCCTTATGCACCACAATCTGGCTCACCATCTGGTCGGGAGAGCCTTCCACGGCGGTAAAGTTGAGCGCGTCAAAGGTGACACTGAGCGGGTCGGTCCAGCCGATTTGCTGCGTCCCTGGCACCGGGAAGACAAAATAGCCATCGAGGTACGTGACGTGTGTGGAGCCTGGGAAGTTGCCATCGGTGATGCGCGTAAAGATGTTGGTCGCCAGCGTGAGATAGTAGCCGTCCACGCCATCAACCAGCATGAGCTGGATACCGTTATCCACCATGCTCACGGGGCCATTAATACTATTTAAGGTCCCGTACTGTGCGAGAGCACCTGAGACGAAAATCTCGACAAACGCATTGCCCTGCACGGCAAAGAGGCGTTGGTCGGAGGACTGATAGAGCGCACGGACGGGTCCCCCAGCCAGCAAGGTCACAAAGAGCTTCAGGCCAGGCGTGCCAATGAGGGCGGTCACGGTGGCTCCCTGCTTGCTCTCGACCAGCTCGGCAAAGGCATTGATAAGGCGCATGGAATCTAGCTGCGGATTCTTATATCTGGATGATTGCCCGATCCACTGAAGCCTGGGCATACCTAATCGCTCCCCGTCAACCAATCGGTAAAGCCCCAGAGCGAGCGGCGTCCCTCGCCCCCATGGCCCGTCACCCCAGCGACATCGCTCGTCATGCGAGGCACACGTACATTGCGAATTTGGACCCGCTCGCGGCTCTCGTTTGCCAGCGCCAGGATGTCTGGGCGCAGTGTCCCCGGATATTCACTGGAAATTTCCACTGGGAGGTTATACTCCAGCATGCGTTGGTATCCTGGAGCCAGCACCATCACCGTATCTAAGGTATTGGCGGCATTCCAGGGATGCCACAGATAGAGAATGATATTGGCGACCATGGTTGGCGTCGGATACACAAAGACGCGACCGAGCGGCGCAGTAGGGTCATACCAGAGTGCCGTCACCTGCGAGCCAATGGTCATCGGCACGGAGCGCAGGTTCTGATAGTCCTGGTGATCGCGCAACACGGCAATCGGCTCTTCAATGAGGGTCGCCGGCTCCTGCCACCACGCTTGGCTGATCTGGATCGGGCGCGGACACCCCGCCCCATAGAGCGGCGTCGTATTCCACAGCCCGCCAGGGCCAAGCGTGTACGTCTGCATGCCCCCTACCAAGGAGAAGATCTGGCGGTCGATGACGTACACCAGCAGGTCTTCCAGCGCCCAGGCATCCAGCAGGGAGTTGAGGCACCGTAAGCCCCCAGCGGCCATGCTAGCAGACGGGATTTCATCGTCCCCGACGATGCCGAGCTTGAGTAAGGCGGTGGTAATGAGGTCACGTACAGTCATAGTTGGGATACCCCTGGCTTCCGTAGTGCACCAGTGGCACGCAGCGCGTAGCGGCGACTGCCACCCCCAAGCGTGCCCACTGAATGCTCAGTCCCCAATCTTCACTCAGCGTCCGCGCCTGGAACACCCCCTGTGCGTCCTTAAAAATCTCATCATGAAACCGAAACACGATCTGTTCCACCCATGGCTGCGTAAAGTCACAGACAAAGCAGCCCGTATTGACCAGTAACACCTGCTCCGGCCAGTTGGTGTCGGCCACCGTAAACGTCGGGGGCAGCGTGGCGACCTCCCGCAGCGTCAAGCACCTGACCCCCTTCGTCTCCCAGTCGTAGAGCCCCGTACTGGTGAGCCCGCTCCCGTCCTTCACCGGGATGACACACGACAGCACCTGCACCGCCGCCGCCTGCATCACCGCCAGCAGCGTATCCAACCACTCCAGGCCCACCGGGGCCACATCACTGTGGAGCATGGCAAAATGCGTCCACCCCTGGGCCTGGCGCGTGTTCAGCGCTGCACACCACAACTTATTAAACGAGTGGGGCAAGCGGCTGTCTTCACTGGGCCAGATCATCACGTCATGCGCGTGCGAGGCGTGCGCCGCCGCCAGCGCTGACGCCAAAACGACGGGGCCATAATGAGGGTACGCCAAAAAGACGCGCGCCCGCGCCATCAGACCGCAGCGCGCATCTGGCCGATGATCGCGCCGCTCTCTAACGTATCATCGTTGACCACCTCTAACTGAATCTCGCCCGACCCTTCCACAAAGGCCGTCACCGCGGAGGCGGTCAGCGTGATCGTGCTAGTCGCCGTAAAGGCATTATTCGCGGTAATGGCGGTCCCCGCTAACTCTTTGTTGAGGGTATTCGCCGCTACCGTCGTGAGGGCCAGCACCCCGCCGGTCACGTCCACGCCATCAATGGACGGCGTAATGGTGGCCAGCTTGGCGGCCGTGGTGGCGGGGGCATACGTTACCCACGTCACCTTGGTAATGCGCCCCTTATGACCCGGTGTCCAGTGGTTCACCGCCGCATTCGACAGCGTAGACAGGGTCGGCACCGAAAACACCTTCGTATATTTGGCCAGACCCGCTTTGGCAAGCCAGGTCGGGGCGGCGAGGTTGCTCACACTCGTGTTTAAAGTTCCCGGCATTATTTCCTCCCTCGCGTCGCATGAGGGGTATCGTCTTCCTCCGGCGGCGTGGTTAAAGCGTCCGTTTTCGCTTCCAGGGCCTCCAGCCGTTCCGTGACCGCCGTGAGTAAGGCTTGCAGCGAGGCCACTTCGGTTTCGAGGACCGCCACTGCCGGTCCCGTGGTGCGGGCCTCTGGCGGCGGGGCCGGCATAATGGCTGCCCCCTGAAGAATCGCCTGATCGGTATTGGGGGCGGTAATGACCCCAAACTCGGCGGGACTCTCGACCCACCCTCCCTGGGCGCGCAACTTGTCGTACACGTCCTGCGTTTCTACGAGGACGCCGCCCGGTTGGTTGGGATGGAACAGGTAGAGCGGCTGGAAGATCACCTCTTCCATGGCCGTCATCATTGGTCTCTCTGCCATAAAGTTTCCTTCTATGAGGCCACCCGACAGGCCCACTGCGGACGCGGGACCGCGACCCCAAAGAGCACATCACATCTGGTGCCGTGGGTATCCGTCCCCCAGGTCGAGTCCTGCCACAGGCGGAACGAAATCCCCAGTTGTTCGTCACTCACTCTGTACGCGCTCCCCGAATACGGCATCGACAAATCCGCAAACGCCACCGTACAAAATTTCGGGTAAAAGCACAGGTTCTGCGGCGTGGAGACGCTCGCCGCCCCCAGCACCGTAATCGGGGCATTGTTCGCCGGCGAGGCACTGACCGTCTGAAACTGCGTCGGATTGCCCGCGCTGTCCGGCGGCGTCAGCGGCGGGCTAATCGGAATGGCCATGTTGCCCGACACGTCCGCCGTCGCATTGGCCGTGACCACAAACTGCCGCAGTTGGCCCGTGGAGCGCCGCGACAGCGGGTTTACCTGAAAAACGCCCGCAAACGTCAGCACATCGCCCCTGAGGAGTTGCCCGGTACTCGCCGTCCACCCCTTGGAGTTAATCGTCGAGCCCGTTTGACTCCCCAAGTTCACCAGCGGCGTCCCGCCTTGCGCCCCGTTGACATGCGTGGGCATATTCTCGTCGACGTCCCAGTCAAAGCCGAGGGCATGCCCCATGGCCCCCTGGCGGTACTGCTCGCCAATTTCCATCTGGGCATTAAAGAGGCCCTGGAGGGCTTTCACCATCGAGGCTTCGGAGAGGTTGGTGAGGAGCGCTTGCCAGGCTTGGTCGCGCGGCGTACTTTCGTTGCCCATAATGGCCTTGGCATCGAGAAAGAACTGGCTATCGTTGGGCCGCGTCCCCGGAGAGCCCGTCGAGTTCGCCACCTGGTCAATCACGAGAGAGAGCACCACGCGGTCGACTTCGTTGGCTAACTGGTCCATGGCCGGGGCCAAAATCCTATTGTCAAAGTCGTCAATGTCGAGCGTGAGGTCCTGGGAGGAGTACGTCAGCGCCACGTCCTTATACTGATCTAGGATGAGCGGCACGGTCGTCTCGGTAATGTCCTGCACCTGGGCCACCGGCCCATCGGTCACGATATAGCGCGGCGGCAAGCGAATGAAAATCTGGTTGCCGCGCTTCGCGCCTTGTTGCGCGAACATATTCGAATATTGCCGATCAATCATGCGGACAAAGTGCAGATTGTTAAAAAAGCGGTACGCGGCCCGCATCGTCACGTCGGCGGGTGTGAGAAACAGATTGGCCATAGTCTTCTGCTGTCCTTCTAGGGCCACTTACCTCTGGATCAACGCCGCGACTTTTCCTGCCCCTTCATAGCGCGCCAGTAATCGAGAAAGCTCCCGCTGCCGTTGGCAATGTCCTGCGGCGCACTCCCCTGGGGCCGGGCGATACCGCCCCCGCCCGTGAGCGGCTGGACGGCAGGGGGCAGCGCCCCGCCCGTGCGGGCGGCCTGCCGCGACGCGCCGTTCGCTGCTTTGCCGAGCTGCGCTTCCAGCTTACTCAGGTACTGCTCGGCGCCTTCCACGGTGCGGTAGCGTAACTCTTGCATCACCTCGGGATGGCGGCCCACGTAGCGCAGCACGTCACTGCCTTTCGGGCTCTGGGCGGCATATTGCTTGAGCACCCCAAAGACGGGTTGTCCCTGGAGGCGGGCGTTGATGGAGTCAATGGCCTCGTCAAAGTCGTCATATTTGTTCCGGCCCTCCTCGACACGCCGATTGACCTGTTGATGCAGCGCCTGAATGTCTTGCTGCATGAGGTATTCGTCGCGTTCAAGTTGGGCCGCGAGATGTTCTTCGCGGGCAATGCCGCGCCAGTAGCGCTCGACATCAACATTCCAGCGTGCCACCTCATCGGCACGCTCGAAGTTGTAGTCCTGCTGGCGCGGCGCCCGTAACTGACTCGGTTGTTCGTACTGCGGCGGCGGCGCTGGACGCTCCTGGGGTGGAGCCCGGCGCGCCTGGGCTTGCTCCGCGAGGTAGGCGTTGAGGGCCTCCTGGCGGGCGAGTTGCTCGCGGAGTCGCTCGTTCTCGCGCACCATCTTTGACGTAAAGCCCCGCTGGCGCTTCGACTCCGACCCGGTTAACGCCTCCTCTTCGTCATCGGGGGCGGCCGGGGGACTGCCGTCCTCCCCGCCGTCCTCCCCGCCGTCCTCCTCCAGCGTGCCATTCGGCGCCACTGGCGGGGCGTCTGGTTCTACGGGCGCTGGGGGTGGCGTGCCATCACTTGAGATGGTGTGCAGCCCCAACTCCGGGGTAAATCCGACCATGGTTCCGGCCATTGCTGGCTCCTTTCGCGGTCTCGCTCAATGCCGTGAGCGTTGCGGTCGTGCTTGGGCGCGCTCAAATCCGTGAGCGTTGCGGTCGTGCTCCAACGCGCTCAAATCCGTGAGCGTTGCGGTGCGGTCTAGTCCCGTGTAAACCAAAAAAAATGGGCAGGTACAAGGGGTCATGACCTTGTACCTGCCCATCAGGTAGGTGTGCCCGCTGACTAGCTAAGTCAGCAAGTACACGGGACTATTCTGTTCTCACTGCGAGCCGGGGAGTTGCACCCCGCGGCGGGCCCTGGCGGCCTGCCCGCGTCGTCTCCTGGGATACTAGGTTTTGCTCATGAGTCGCCCCTATTCAATCGGTTTCTGCAATAAGGCGTCAATACCAAAACTAGGATAAACTGACTCAGGACTAAAAGCTATAGAAACCTTGTGGGCCTTCGCTCCACTCCCCCCAAGGTGGATGATCCCGTCAAACCCGTTCTCCAGCAACCAATCATTGACCTCATCTTTGTAGCCGAAGGTCCGCAACAACGTTTCATACACGTCTTTGTTCGTCGTAATGTCGGGCGAGCCGTCCGGCTTCACGTGATAATTAAACCCCCACTCTTCAAAGTTTTTAACCATCGATGGATCGGCAGGGGCCTCAATATCAAACGGCTTTTTCAGGTTGGCATACACCGGGCGCAGGTTAGCACCCTCACGGGTCAGAGGCACCCTATAGCCCGTCACCTGCCCACGCACCGTGACCGGAATCACCTCCGTGCCCATCTCCCGTGCCGCATACTGGGCCTGGACATGGGTGGGAAACACCTTGGAGGCATCCCCCCGCGCATACTCGCTGGCGATCTTGGGACTTGCCGTCATGTACACCCCCGGCCCGTAGAGATCGCCACCCGCCCCCCTGCCGGCATACAGCAGATCGAAGTCCGGATACGCCCCGCCGGTCCCATGGTAGTAGCGCTGCAACTGTCCCTCCGGTGTCCTGAGCGCACTCTCCGGCAGCGGCTCCCCGCGCGGTCCCAGCGGCGGCGGCCCCAGATTGCCGCGCTCACTCGTCAGGCTCCCGAGTCGTGGCCCCGGCGTCGTGATTGCTTCCCCCAGACCGCGCATGCCCCGCAGCATCCCTGGAGCCATGAAGCCCGCCACCTGACTCACCGGGTCGGCCACGTCCCCCAGCGGGATGGCCTCAATCGCCTGCTCGCCGATCCAGGACGGCCCGCCGCGCCACTCCGCCTGCATCTCGGGATGCACGTTCACGCCCCCCAGTGGCGTCCTGGCTAAGCGGTCCAGGTAGGCGGCGTACACGTCCGTGCCCGGCTGCTGGTAGCGCCTGGAGGCGTAGGGGGTGGCGTAGGGCGGCATCGCTAGTCCTCGCTCGCATCCAGCAGCACGGGCACGGGGGCCGGCGCCTGCTCAGCGTCCCACACCACCAGCCCCCCACTGCGGGAACAGTTGCGGAGCCACCACACTTCATCAAACGTACGCAGCGCCTCGTCAGGATCGCCCTGCCAGTCGGCCGGGACCTGGACGACCACGCGCGCCACCGCGTCGCCCCCCTCCGGATCGGGCACCAGCGTCAGGGTCAGCGGCATGATCCGCCCAAACGCCTGATAGAGCGGCCGCACCGCCTCGTAGAGCACCAGGGCCATGGCGGGATGGGCCGCAAACCAGTCCACCCAGCGCCGCGCCTCCCCCGCAAAGCGGTAGTGCAAGCCGAGCCCCGCATAGGTCATCACGCCGGGAGGCGTCATGGCAACCCTCCTGGCTCTGGCTCCTGCCGCGCCGTCTCGCGCTTGTACGCCGCCTCGACCTCGATGCGGTGCCTCTCCAGTCCCAGCTTCTCCCGCTCCAGCGCCACCCGCTCGCGGTCAAGCTCCAGCTTGCCAAACTCAATCTGCGCCTTCACTGCCGCTTCACGCTCCGCCAGCGTACTATCGCGCTGCATATCCTGCACCTTCAAGGCTTCTAAGTCATGCGCCTCTTTGAGCGTCTTATTGTCGTCGGCAAAGCGGGCCAGTTGCTGCTGCTGCTGCTGCGCCAGGGCGTCCAGGGCCTGTAGGTGCTGCCCGGCCTGCGTCAGTTGCTGGCGCATAATGGCTAACTGCTGGTCTTTGTTGACGTTGCCCTCCGGGAGAATCTGCCCGGGGAGGCGCTTGATGAGGTCGGCCAACTCTTTGGCCCCTTCCCAGTCCATCTTTTCCACGACCTGGCTGGCGATGGGTCCCATAATCTCAGGGAGTCGCTCCATCATCTGCAGCATCTGGTCGGCCGCTTCCTGGCGCTTGGTCGCATACGACGGCCCAATGTCCACCAGCACATCATACTGGCCGCTGCTCATGTCGTAGACCCCGGCCATGCCCTCCATGAGCATCGGGTCGTCCATCATCGCCTGCTTTTCCTCCGGGCTCCCGGCCATGCGCATCATCTGCGGGGAGCCGTCATCGCCCAGGATGCGCTGAATTTTGGCCGGATTCATCACTTTGGGAATAACCCCGATGTAGAGTTCGCCCTCATAGCGCATGGTATCAGCGGCGTGCGCGGAGTAGTGCGCCGTGCCCGTATCGGTCTGCTCATCCTTGGCGGCAATCGCCCGCCCGCTTCTCTCGCGGGACGGCGCCCCGACGTTGCCCTGATAGATGCCGATCGCCTGCTGCGTATACTGCTGAAACATCTGGAGGAGCACGCTAATCCCCTGAATGGGGGGCTCAAAGGCCGAGCGCGTCGGCGGTCCCAGGGGTGCCCCGCCAGGCCCCGTCACACTGGCGTTGTACGGCAGCCCGGCGTGAGGAACCCGGTTCGCGGTGCGCCAGATATGCTCATAGCCGGTAATCTGCCGCGGGTCATAGATATAGCCGGGGAGCGGTGACAACGCCACATTTTCCGCCATCATGGTAATGGCATAGTTCTCTAAGCGCATCGGGTCCATGGCGTTCTGAATAATGCCAGAGCGCCAGACCTCGTTGTTGATGTCGATCTCTTCCCCCACCATGCGCAGCAGCGGGATATGCTCCCCCGGCCAGATCGATTCTTCGAGGATGACATGGCCGTTGGTTTTAATCCAGCGCACGCTGGTGTATATGGTGGGGCGCACTTTCACCAACACGGCCACCAGATCATGCACTTTCTGCGCATACCCCTCGACAAACTCCGGCGGCAGGCCGTCTAACCAGTTGACCACGGTGCGGTTCTGTGCCTGAATCCACTCCAGCAGCGGTGCCCACCGGGGGGCGGGGGTCAGCAGATGACTCACAAAGTTCTGGAAGGCGCGCGTGCCCAGCCCCGCCTGCTCCAGCATGGGGAGTGCCTCCAGCAAGTAGGGCTCCAGCATCATGACCTCGCCGCCCTGGAGTTGGGCGAGCGTCATGCGCTTGCGGTCTTTCCAGAAATACTCCGCCACCCGCACGTGGTTGGAGGCAATCCAGCTATCGCCCACGCTCTGCCACGCCGTGAGGGTGCCCGTATCGGTGCCCCACTCTTCCTGAAAGCGGTCTTTGTCGTGGTGCTCAAACACAAAGCCCCAGTCCGCCCCACGTCCCACCGGCGACACGCAGGCCGGGTCTAAGTAGCAGGCAAACTGGTTTCTGAGCGCCGCGAGGCGGGGCTCCTGGTCAAAGCTGTCCCAGCCGTCGTAGTCGAGCACCATGCGGTAATAGCCACAGCCAATGCGCACCGCCGAGTCAAAGGCCGTTTGCCGCACCAACTCGGCATGACTGCGCTCGTTACAGTGGCGTATCAAGCCCTTGAGGAGCTTGGCCGTCTCCACGTCCGCGCCGTCGCCCACCGGCAACACGGCAATGGTGGGCATGTTGGCGCGAAAGGCGTTGGTAATCTGGTGCTCACTTTGCGGCAGCGTGTTGATGGTGAGGCACGGGCGGCCGGCGGCCATGCGGCGCTGATACTCGGCCTGCTCCCATTGCTCGCCTTTGCGAAAGGTGAGCCACTCGACCTGGCGGCGGCGGTTTTGGCCCTCGTAGTCTTCCGCCTGCGTAAAGCAGCGGCGCACGCGGGCCAGGAGCTGCTGCTGGTCTTCCACCTGGCGTGAGCCGTAGAGGTCCAGGGCAGGGACGGAGGCGTAGGAGGTCTCAGGCATGACTTCTGACCTTCCGGTATTGCCTACGCGCATAGTCCAGTATGCACAGCGCGTCCGTCGCCTGCCAGAGTTGGCGACACCGCCGCATATCCTCCCCACACCCATAGCGCTCGTGGGCACGCTCCGCAGTCTTATAGTAGACCATGAGCATGCGTGTGAGAAGCCGCGCATACGCTAGGCGCTTTATCTGCTCCACAAGAGTTTCCTTCAAGGGGGCTATCTCCTTCGTAGTCGTCTCGTAGCCGCTGTGCTTCTTCTTGTGCTGGGGCATCTTGGTGGCCATAGCTAGGTCTTCTTCTTTTTCACTTTGTTGGGCAATTTGCCGAGGGGCGTCTGTGCAAATTCCTTCAGTTGCGCCTCCGTCATGTCCACGCTCGTGGCTTTGCCCGCCCGTTTCCTGGCAAGCTGAACGCCGAAGTACCGCTGCTGAGCCTTCGACTTACTAGGCATAATTTATTTCCTACTACACACGCCCTTGCGACAGGTAGATGTACAGGCGGCCACTCGCCAGCGTCGGCACCGCAAAATCCTTCTGAAAGACCCGCTCCGTCAGGTCGCTTTCCACGTAGTTGGAGCCTGCCGCCACGGATTCCCAATAGACGATGCCGTCAGAGTCCTGAATCACGCACGCATGGCCCGCCGTGGTAGCCCCGACCCAGCGTATGGCCTTCACATTGAGCGAGTTAGCTGACTCACCAGGAGCAAGAGCCGCTCGTAAAAGCGTTGCTCCAGGGGTATCAATAATGAACCTTCTTTCGCGAAAAACGTTGGCGATGTCACACCCCCTGTCCGGCACTGACGCGCCCAACAATTTCACTGAGATCGGCCTGAATGCTGGCCTTCTTCTGCGTCAACTCCTCAATCTCTCCGCGCAGCCGCTGACTGGTCTCGCGCAAGTGTGCTACTTCCTCCTGCGCATGCGCCGTGGCGATCTGGACGCGCTGCTGCGCCGCCGCGTGCATCGTGTCGCGCACCTGCTGCGCCTGCGCCTGTGCCTCACGCATCTCGGTCCGGGCCGCCTGGAGCGGGCCTTCGAGCTCGCTCTGTTCCTGGTGCAGCCGCGCCATCACCTGCTCATGCTCCGCCTCCGCCTGGCTCCGGTTCTTCGCGTACTCGGCCGCGAGCTGTCGCTGCTCCTGCGTGAGACGCGTACACTCTGCCGCCGCGTCCCGGCTCTCCTGTTCACTCTGCGCCGTGGCCGCTTGGAGCGCGTCATACTGCTGGCGCGCGTGCAGGGTCACCGCCAGCACGTCTCTCAGCGTGCCCACGCCCTCATACGCCGCCAGAAAGTTATGGGCGTGGCGGTGCGCCTCCTCCAACTCCTGCTCTGAGGGCAGCGCGTCCGCTACCTCGTGCGGCTCTCGGTGCTGTCGTCGCTCTCCCATCCCATCACCTCCGCAAATAGGGCCGCTAACTGCTGTTGCCGCTGCCGATACTGCGCTTCATGCGCCTGCAACGCTTGCCGATACACGTGCATCCAGTGGTCCGTGCGGTCGTCCCCAGGGCGCACCAGCCGGAGATAGGCTGGTCTCGGCTTCCGTCGCTTTCCCATCGGTCCCCCTAAACCATCGTGGCTGATCGGTGCCATATCCCATACGCCCCGCGCCACTGCACCAAAGTCCCTGCCGCCACCGGGCCACCCTCCACCAGGTCCGCATCACTGCCCAGGGCGGTGCTACTCCCGCTACTCGCGGGCATCCGTAGCCGGGGCACCGTCACCGTGCCGACCAGCACGAGGTCAGCGGACGTCGCACTCAGCGTGAGTGGCACGCCTTTGCTGAGCGTCGCGTCCGTCCCCGCGAGGCTGACGGCGCCTGCGAGCGCTGGCAACACCACCTCGGGGGTCGTGGCCGTCCCGGCGAGGCTGACACTGCCACTACTGGCGCCCAGGCTGAGCCGGGGACTGGTCGCTGTCCCTGCCACCGTACTGCTGGCACTGGTGGCGATCAGCACCACATCGGGCGTCGCCTGCGTGCCCGTGAGGCCCACCGCCCCGCTACTCGCCGCCATGACCACATCGGGCGTCGTGGCGGTCCCCGCCAGGCTGACGGCGCCAGTCCCGGCGTTCAAGGACAGCCGAGGCGTCGTGGCTGTGCCGGTCGCGGAGGTGGCCCCAGGGTCTGCCACCACCCGGTAGGCCGCTCGCAGGGTTGCGGCCGTGCCCGCCAGCGCTTCCGCGCCACTTGTGGCTGGCAGCACCAGGTCGGGCGTCGTGTCCGTCCCGGCGAGAGCCACAGAGCCGCTCGTCGCACTCAGGCTTGTGCGTGGCGTGGCTGCCGTGCCAGCAAGTGCCAGCGCGCCAGCGTCGGCAGGCATGCGGATGGCGCGGCGCAACGTCGCCGCCGTGCCACTGCCTACCACCGCCCCGCTCGTGGCAGCGAGGCTCACGCGCGACGGGGTCTCCGTCCCTGCTACCGCACTACTGCCACTCGCCGCCAGCAGCGAGATCCGTAAGGGCGTCGCGGTCCCGACGTGGGCCAACGCGCCAGGATCGGCCGGCAGCGTATACGCGCCAGCCGCCGCCGCCTTGCTGAACACCACCCGCCGTGGCCGCCGCAGCGGACGACGCGGGGTCACAATCCACACGGGCATAGGCGTGCACCCCGCACTGTGCTATACTCGCGGGTGCTACGATGTCATCAGCACCGCAGCACCCTCACCACTCTTCTTGCTGAAAGGAGCAAGTCGCATGGCTGACGCTCAGTATAGCCCACACCGACAGCCGATTCCGCCTGACGCGGTCCTCTGTGCCCAGACCTTGCCCGAGCATCGCCTGCATCTCCCTGGCCCTGTGCTCGATCTGGCCCTCTACCGCCTCCCCGACGACTCCTATCTCGTCGAATGGTTCTGGGTCCAAGACCAGGAGACACCCCCCACCGCGTACCGCCATGAAGTCGCCGAGTGCGAGACGTTCCTGGTCGCGCTGCACCGCCTCGCCACGTTCGACATTGCCGCATGGGACACCCGCGCCGAGGCCCTCACGCAGTACGACTGGGACGTGCAGGTCCTCCTGGAAGACTTCTTTGCCCAGCCGTAGCGTCACGTCAGGGTGAGTACTGTTGCCCCGAAGTCTACGGTAAAGGACTCTGTGTCATTCACCGAAATCGCCGACCCGTAGTTGTACCAGCCGATGAGCGGCTTCGCTGGCGTGGTTTGGGTATCATTATAGAGCACCACGTACTGAAACGGCCCGAAGCTCCCGCCGCTTGCCGTCCAGGTCACGTCCGTCCCCACGAGTTGCCCGACCGCCGTCGCCAGGGTGACATCGTTGGCAATGTCCGTGCCCCCCGCCGGATAGCCATTTTGCGCCGTAATCTCGGTAATATTCGCCTTCACCGTGTTGGTCGCCAGCGGCAGCGTATTGGTGAGACACGCTTTCACAATATCGGCCGCCGCCGCCAGCCGGTGCGAGCCGAGGAGTAAGTCTTGCTGAAACACGTTGAATTTGTTGAACGCCACCATCCTAGCCTTCCTCCTCCACAAACACCGTCAGCTGCATCGTCATATCGGACGTGAGCGTGCCGGTATACCGGAGAATGAGTGCCTCGCCCCCCGTCGCTTCACAACACCATTTCTGCTCAGGATAAAACACATCGAGTGGCGTGCTCCGATTAATCCACCCAACGTACTCCAGTACGGTTGTCGTCCCCGTGCTCGTTGCGATGGTGGGCGAGTTGACACGGGCGGTAAAACCGGCCGCTTGCCCAATCGCCGGCCGTGGCACCGTCGTAGGGGTGATGAGTGTCGAGCCGGTGCCCCCACCATCGGTCAGCGTACCCCCCGTCATATGCACGAGTTGCAGCTCCAAGCCCATCTCCCCTGCGTCTTGAACATCCGTCGAGTTGCCCAGACGAAAGCCTACCAAGCGGATAGGCTTACCCGTGGCCGCCGTGAGTTGCAGAAAATCGGTATTGCCCCCAGCAATCGTCACCGGCATGGAGGCAGCGACTTTGTACAGTCGTGGCATTACGCAGCCCTCCGAAAGAAGCGCCAGGGTTGGCGACGTGGGGGTGGTGCTTTCGCCTGGACGGCGCCCACCACCGCAGCCCAGGCGGGCGGCCAGACCTGATACGTGAGTTCTTGGGGACTGCGTGTCATCCCAGCCTGATAGAGCGTCCGTACGTCCGTGGCGGTCAGCGGACGGCTATAGAGCCGCACATCATCCAGCGCCCCGTTCAAGACGCCCGTGCCGCTGTGATGGCGTCCCAACCAGAACGGGATGCCGGTCAGATCCGTCGTCATGGCGGGAATCGTCCCACTATACCCGATGCCGGCTGGGAGCCGCCCGTTGACATAGAGTTGCGCCCGGTCCGCATTGGTCGCTCCGGCGCCGTTATAGACCGCCACCAGATGAAACCATTGATTGGCCGTGACCACCGTCGAATAATCGAGGAAGGCATACCCCGTGGTCGCGCCATTCACCTCAAAATACACGTTCCCATCGGTAAAGGTATCCAGCGCGATCTGGAGCGGCGTCGTGGCATACTTGTGCCAGACATACGCCGTCACATCGAGCGTCGTCTGCCGCACCCACGTACTCAGCGTAAAGGCCGGGACAAGGTCCAGCGCTGGGAGCACCGGCACCTGCACTCCCCCAGTGGTGACAAACCGCAGTTCCCCATAGCCGCCGAGGCGCTTCGTGCTGTTCCACCCTTTCGTGCTACTACTGACCCCCATCGCCGTGAGCGTGCCGTCATAGCGCCCCGTGAGGTCATGCCACGTACTCCCGCCACTGGTCATGGGCAGCACCTGCCACCACGCCACCAGACCCCGATTGAGTGGTGCCTGCCCGTTGACGGGAGCACCGTAGTTGAGGGAGCGCACACCGAGCGATGCTGGCATAGGGCTAGGTATCCGTGAGATAGGCTGAGGTATACGTCAGCACATTGGTCGCCTGCGTCGCATGCAGCGCCGCCACCGTGCTATGCGTCACAAACACACACCAGCGTTTCGGTTCCTTGCCCCACGCCTGCGCCGTACTCAAACACGCAATCGAGTAGTAGACCGCTGTCGTCGCCGCCACCGCCGTTGACCCGAGCAGGGGCTTGACGCCGCCATCACGGGTATAGGTACTCGTAAACGCGACTGCTGCATCAGTGCCTAAATTCGTCGCACTTGCGGCATCCGGCCATACGACCGTCGTATCTGGATAGAGTGCCTGCACCCCGTAGACGCGGATCTCGGTGTCAGCCGTTGGCGCTGACGAGCCCGCCCGCACCTGGGCGGTAATCTCTGAGTCAATGTTCCGCGCACTACTGTTATCCACTGCCGCCGATGAGCGTCCTGCAATCCACGTACTCGACGTTGCCAGCGAGGCCAGCGTACACGTCAGCGCCGTCGCCGCGCCATACGCCAACTTAAAGTTGGTATTCTCCCCGTATTCCAGCCACCACGGCGCATAGCCTAGCTGCTGCCAGAACCAATCCTTGAACCGTCGTGGCAGCCGTCGTCTGGTCGAGAGAAACTCAAAGTCATGCCCGACGTGTTTGGCATACCACTCCCACAGTTCGTGGCTAAACTGGTCAGGAGTCTTCGGGCCTGGCTTGTGCCAGAGCCGGCAAGTATGGCAGAAACAGTCCAAGCGAATCTGTACGCCCTGCTCATCCTGAAGCCGCTGCGTGCGGGGATAGTCGGCTACTCGGCCCATGACTGCTCCACGATGCTCGGGCTCAGTGTCCCCTCAAAGGTCATCGTCGCCGGTTGTGCTGTCGTCCCTGGCCCCGTGGCGTACAGCTTCTCCGTGCGTGTCGCCACCCGTCGGCCCACGGCGAGGAGGTAATTCTGCTGAACCTGACTCGCCCCCTGGCCCCCGAAGATGGCCTGCCAGCCACTGCGCGTCTGCGCCAGCGCCGGATTGACCTGCCCTGGACGCCACATCGTCGCCCACGAGTCGCGGTCCTGGAGCGTCTGGGCTTTGTAGGTAGCCCAGTTCCAGCTTGCGTCGTCCACCGTCGCTTCGTAGACGTCCTGCTCCATGAGGCTCGTCTTCCACACCCAGAAGTCGGGAGAGGCCGGCAGATTGTATGCCTGCGCAATCGCCCAGGCCCCGTCGCTGTTCTTGGGCAGCGTACTGAGGCCAGGATCAGCCGCAATGTCGGCAGCGAGGGCGTCCAGGTGCTCCTCGGTCCAGGTAAAGGCCATGCGTCACTCCTAGGCGGGCGTATCCGGCACCATGCCCTGCACCTGCGCTGGCGTCAGCGTCGTTGTCGCCATCAGTCCGCCCCCTCGCGCAGCGGCCGCGGCTGCCCCCGCGCTCCAACATCGTCCTGCGTCAGTAACATAAGCGCCTGCCGGCCAGCGGGTCCCAACTGGCGTCCAGGCCACCCCACACAATAATGCCATCCGCCCCCGCCGCTCATACCTTACCCCATCCAGCTTGTCGGTGACGGCACGTTCGTGTGCCCATAGTGCCAGCCGTCCGGCTCCACCGGCGCTAACGGCTCTACGGGCGCCACATGCTCGGCAAACGTCAAGCACCAGGCATCAGCCTCATCGGGCGACGCCAACCCACGCCGCTTCATATCGACCTTGCGCTCCATCTGCAAGCGCCCTTTCGCATCATAGCCATACTCGATACTGGTGAGTTCGCCAATAAGGCCCTCATCGCCCCGCCCCAACTGCCCGCGATGCTCCAACCAGGCTTTGCCCCTGGCCCACATCTCGGCCCGCTTATTCATATAATGCTGGGGCGCTTGCGCACTGCCCCCACTATGCACCTCATGCACGCCCCGGAAGCCACGATCCACCACGAGATCATACACGCCCCCACCCACGCCATCGGTATCAATAAAGACCGCTTGCGGCTTCCAACGTTCCATCACCTCCACCACAAAGCCCGCCACTTGCACCGTACTCTGTTCTCTATAGCTATGCCGCGCGAGCAGCTGTGGCCCCTTACGCACCTGAATGATCGAGCGATCATCGCCAAACCTGGCCACGTCTACGCCGACCACCACAGGAGCAATCTCGTCGGGAAGGGCGTCGCGCTGCTGCGCCTGCGCAATCAGATCCTCGCCAATAAACTGCGTGCTCGCGGCACGGGGAAACTCACCACGGACGCGCACCCGCACGAAGTCACTATCTTCGCCGTAATCCTGCACCCACTGCGCAATCTGGCCCTTGTCGGCCTTCTTGCAGGCCCGCGAGTCTACTTGCCGCGTCCACCAGCGATGCGCAAAGCGCCCACCAGGGAAAATCTCCCGGAAGCGCCCGATATTGCGCGTAGGGTTGCCCAGTTTGAGCCAGAGCGCCTGCGGCGTCGTCATCGAGCCCTCAATGGTGTCATGAATCGTATCGGGGATGGCTGATGCCTCATCCTCTAAGATAAGGACATACTTATCATGGGCACCCTGGAATGCCTCAGACTTGCGCTCATTCCAGGGAATGGCCGCCGCAAACCAGGATTCTTCCGCACCTTTTTTGAAGTAGCCGGTCTTCGTCCACTCAAACCAGCCCTGAAACACCGAGAGGTTGTGCCACTTCGCCAGCTCCCGCCAGGTTTTGGTCAGGAGCTGCGACTGCGTATTGGCGGTGACGACGATTTGCGGTCGTGGGCGGGTGGTCATATACCACTGGATAATCCAGGCCGAGAGTGCGCCCTTGCCGATGCCGTGCCCCGACGCAATGGCAATCTTGATGGCGCCATCGTGGGCCGGATCAAGCAGGGCGTGACCGAGATACTCTAACACCTCGATTTGCCAGCCATCCGGGCCTGCCTCGCCATCGAGCAAGCCCTCACCCCAGCGGTAGGCGCAGCAGACAAATTGCAGCGGGTCCAGCTGGCAGGCGACGGCCAGTTCCGTCAAGTTTTTAGGCAATGCGACGGATATCGCCACTGGCGCGTAACTCCTCAAGCCGTTTCATGCCTTGCGACAGGGAGGATTCAAGATGCACCGTAATCTCTTGCTCAATCTTGATATTGTCACGGTATTTCTGCGGTTTGGCACCTTTGAGGGTAAAAATCAGGAGCGTATCACTATAGACAGTCTCGTTATCGACATGCTCACCCTGGTGGAAAATCTTGCGCTCGACGCCCTCTGTCGCGCGGCGGATGGCCTCATCTTCCAGGAAATCCCCGGCCATGCGCGTCGCGTCCTCAAATGCCGACGCGTAGACGGCATCGTCTTTCATCCAGAGATAATGGCTTTTCCAGCTAATGTTGGCAGCGGTACAAGCCCGACGAATACGCCCACAATGCGCGTAAGCGGCGAGGAAAGCTTTCTTGTTTTGTTGTGTAATCTGTGGGAAGAGCGGCTCAGGATAGAAAGCCATGATAAGCGTGTCGTTCCTTGCGCGTGAGAGGCAAGTAGCTGAAGCCAGCCCCATACGAGAAGTGCGCGGAGAGGGGAGTATGGGGCTGGCAGCGTCGATACCCTACGCGTAGGGTAAATAGTTAAGGTGAAATGTCAACACAAAAGTGTCACGTGGTCCAAGCACACCAGGGAGTGAGGCGGCAGCCATGAGCCCGCATAGTTGCGTAAAGTCGCCCTATCGTATCAGCGTAAGCACCAGGGAAATCAGCGAGTTAGATATTTATGGAGCGTAGGCATAGTTCGAGAAGATAGATAGAGATAGAACTACTATACTACTACTATCTATTACTAAGAGAGTAATCAGAAGAGACACGCGCGTCAAGCGCAAAGTGACGTAAGCCTAGTCGCCACCAAAGAGCCCATCACCCATGGTGAGCATCCTCCTTACCGAAAGCCAACCAGTCAAGACTCACCTGGAGCGCCACCGCTAACCGTTTGCTCGTTTCCAGGGACAAACCATGTCCTGGGCGCTTGCCGGTTTCCACATACGACAGCGTCGAGAGTGGGACTTGCGCACGATCCGCCAGGTCGCGCAAACTCCATCCATGCTTGTGTCGTGCCTGTTTGAGTCGTTCGCCTATGCTATCTGCCATATAACGATCTCCTTCTATAGCAATAAATATAGCGCATAAAAATAATACCGCAATAGCGAATTATATCCCTTGACACCTGTTCGCCCATGCGGTACACTCTCCTTAGTTGATGGCGAGGCAGACGGGGAAGCCCAAGGGTTGCACAGGCAGCCCGAGACAAATACCGAGTCCCCCAAAGAGGCGAGCATACCGCGCACGACGACTAGGCCCTTCCTATACAGGATCGGTGCTGAGGACCCAAACGGGCACGAGGGGAATGGCGTGTGGCGCAGCAGTCAAGGGTAGGTCAGCGACTTTCAAGCACGGTGTAATCACCTATGCATGGTGCATAGCTGTTCCCAGGCAGCACAAATTGAGAGGACACCGTATGGCAGGCACGAAGACGACAGCCCTTGACGACCTCCTCGCCCACACAACCGACACCGGCTATGTGGTCCTGGAGGGTATGGCGCAGATTCTCTTAGAGATAGCCTATGTCGAGGCGACGACGCCCACGCCAGACCCCAAGAAGCTCCCGAAGGCGGAGGATTACTGGTTCTGGAAACGGCAGCAGATGATCGAACGGATACGCTAAACGCAGAGCGCCCCCGCCCTGCAATGGGCAGAAACCTCAAGGAGAGAGACCGATGAAACGTATCCCCGCCCGTGTCTACCGCGCCCGGCAAGAGGCCTATAGCCGCCACATCGTGGAAACCCGAACCCCCGCCGAGGCCCGCACCTGGGCCATGACCTGGGGCGGCTGGCATGACCATGCGTGCCGTGACTGTGGCACCACGTTTGCCTGCGACACCGGACACGGCACCGACACCGCCGAGGGCGTACACCGCTGCGAACCCTGTTTTGAGGCCCACTACTTCCCCAAGAACTAAGGAGAGAAGAGCATGCAACTAAAGCCGCTCGAACACAGCATACATGCCTGGACGGAGCTGGATTTTAAGCAGGAAGGCTATCTCTTGACCGTGCGCAACCCCTTTACCGGCCAGCGCGGCCAGGGTTTTTACCTCTTGCTCTGTAGCGCGCAGAAAGCGTATCTGAAAGCCGTACACCGCTACAACAGTGGTAGCGACCCCATGCAGTACCTGGACCCCTACTATTGCAGTGTCCCCAGGCCAGGGTAGCAACAACTGAGGCGTATCAGACCTGGCAGCAGGCGACCAGCGCCTAAGCACCACGGGGCCGCCCGGCCCCCACCACCCACGAGGAGACGACGATGGCAGCATTATGCTGTGACGTGTGCGACAGAGACGGAAGCGACACGGTGATTATCGCCCGCTGGCATGACGTGAATGTGTGTACGGATTGCTTAGACCATAAGGCCGAGATGGACCGAGACGAAGCCGCGTCAGGCTGCGTGTGCCTGGACTGCCTGAGATACCGACACCTGCACTTTGGAGCGTAGCCGTTGCAAAGGGCGCCAGAGCCACCCTAGACAAGTTTCTCTGGCGCCCCTCAGTATCCACCACCTTCTAGAGAGATAGGAGATACGCCGATGAGCGTAGCACACACCCAGAGCGTTGTACAGTTTGATGCCGCCTTGCGTGCCCTCGCGGACCAGGCCCGCACCCGCTACCCCGGCGAAGCCGCTCGCCTTGACCGGGGCCTCGTCCTGGCCTTAAACGGCCATGTGACGCTGGCAGAGAATGGCCATGCCTTTGTGCGCAGTGGCAGTGATCCCGAGGTCAGGTACGTCGTGATGCGGACCTGTGACTGTCCCGACGTGGAGCGCGCCCCAGACGGCCGGTGCAAGCACAGATGGGCTGCCTCACTTGTGCGCAAGGCCCGCGCCTCTCTCGCCACGGCCACGGCGCCCACCGCCGCGCCAGTGCATGCCTACCATATGCTCAGTGGCGACCATGGCTACGCCCGCATCCTCAGTGATGGCCGCGTGTGCTTTCACCCAGGGGGGCACAAGTACAGCTTTATCTGTGCGAAGGATGAGCTGTGCCTCGGCCCGGCGCTGGCACCTGAAGGAAGACCGTATTAACCACACACCGCGAGCGGGGGGCACGGAGAGCCCCCCAGCATCCACCAAGGAGATGCCCCATGAAGAAGACGCCCTGTGTGCATCCCCCGGCGCAGTATTTTACGTGGCATGCGTACAACGTCATCACCCACAAGAAGGACTGGCTCTGCATCATCTGCAACGCCTGTCACGCCGTGCTGAAGGGCAGCCATGCCGAGTATGAAGCCTACGTGCGCCGCCATGGCGGGTAGGCCCCGGGAGAGGGGACGGGTCACCGACCGTGCCACCCGTCCCCCGCCATGACGCGCACACTGACACGAAGAAGGAGTCTACCATGACCCGCAAGAGTATTGTCGCCTGGACCCTCGTCTGGACGCTGGCCGCCCTGCTACTTGTGGCGTGGGCCGCGCTGGCCGAGGCGGAACCCGCCATCGTGGTCCCTGGCCTCAGCCGTGCCGAGCAGTATTGCCGCACCCTCGGCATCTTTGCCTGGCGCCGCGCCACCGAGCGCAGCGCGTTCGGCTATACGCGGAGCGATGTGCTCAGCCAGACGCGGCGCTACTACACCGAGGAAAACCTCGACACCGCCACCCGCATGTGGCACGAAGCCATTGTAGAGTCGCTGTATGACGGCCGGTGGTCGACGCCAGAAGTCGAGCGGCAGGCGACCGAAGAGGCGTGTATGAGCTGGTGGCGCGACGTGGCCAAAGCCCAGCAGGCAGCCCCGACCCCGACTCCCGGCCCGCGCCAGCCTGCGACGAAGACCTATAACCCGCAGCTGCGGTACTAGATACGAGAAAGGAACCTATGCCAAGGCAAAGTTACCCGCTCCTCGACATCAAGCAGGCCGTGGTCGATGCCGACCGCAACCTCTCGGACGTCCTGGTGTATCTGGATGTGCTCAACCATGACTCTGGCGGGACATACCCGCCAGACGCGGATGTACTGAGAAACAACGTCACCGCAGCCCGCAAGCTCCTGCCGTACCTTATCCCGAAGGGCATGGCGGAGGCCATCGCAGCCGAGCAAGCCGAATACGACAAGTGTGAACAGTATTGGAGTAGAGACTAAGAGAAGGAGGTGATGTCTAGACAGTCATTTGATAGTCAAAAGTGAGTAAAAGTGTGCATTTTGCGCACGTGGAATCCGACACATGCAGGCTCCACTCGGAGACACAGGATGTCTTAACTCGGTGGAACACGCCACCGTTCAAGAGCTTGAAGAGTGTAGAGATGGCACAGATTGCACACGAAGCATCGACGCAAACTACCGTGGGCTTCACGGGAAGAGACGCACGTGGAGAGTTGAGCGCTGGCTTCTTCGTGGGAAGAGGTGAAACTCGACTCGGTGAAGCGTGAACTATGAAAACTGTTCAGAAGTGGCCTGTTGTGCACTTTTGCACACAAAATAGAGAGCAGACGAGACGATGCTTGACGTCTATTGCCCCCGCTGTAATGCCAAACTCGGAAGTACGGCAAGCCCCCTGGAGATCCTTGCCCAGGCTTTTCACGACACCCTGCGGCGAGAACGGACACCAACCGAAGCGGCGTACGCCGAGAGTCGCATCCTGGTGCTGCTGCTGCACCAGCCTCGTGAGATCATCCTGGCGCATTTTAGCGCCGCGCACCCGGACGGCTATTGGACACCAGCGGACCGAGACAACCGGCCACCGCACCGCTGCCCGCGCTGTCATCTCATGCACACGGCAGCCAGCCGCACCTGTACATCCTGCCGCGCCTTTGTACAAGCATGAACCACCTGTACCCTGCCGCCCCCTGTGGACGGCAGGGCCGATAACGCAACTCCACACGCCAGCGGCAAGGAGCCGTTGACAATGAAGGCCATCAGTATAGCACCGCTCCCCTACCCAAGAAACTTCTGTGCCATCACCTCCACCCGCTCCCTGGTATGGCTGGGCAGGAGGTGGGCGTACCGCATACTTTGGTTCATCGTCGTATGCCCAAGCAGCTCAGCAATATCGCGCAAGCTGCTCCCTGACATGGCGAGGTATGAAGCGTAGCTGTGGCGCAGGTCGTGAAAGTGAAAGTCGGTGAGCCCCGCGCGTTTCTTGGCCGTCTGCCACGGGCTCTCGATGGGCGTCGGCCCCCGGCCGCTCCAGGTGGGGAAGACCCAGGGACATGCCCCGCGCCGCTCCTGCCATAAGCCCGCGAGGAGCATCTGGGCCTCGCCCACCAGGGGCACGGCCCGCGCGCGGTGCGTTTTGGTTTTGAGGAAGCGAATCACGCCCATCTCCACATCCACGGCACTCCACGGCAGTGTCCGGATCTCTTCTTTGCGCCCCCCGGTGGCCAGCGCCAGCACCACGACGGCCGCCAGGAGCGGGTTGCGGCTCGCCTGACACGCCGCCAGAAGCCGGGGACGTTCGTCAGCCGTGAGATAGCGCACCCGGCCTTCCCCCAAGGGCGGCCGTCGGATCCCCGTGGCCGGGTTGTGCTGCAGATACCCGCAGCGCACGCCAAACGCGAACGCCGCAGTCAATGCGGCCAGATAGCGGTAGATCGTGCACGGCGTAAACTCACACTCCTCAAGTAAGTAGGTGCGCCACGCTCTGATGCGTTCGGAGGTCATGGTGTCAAGAGGCATGTCCCCGAAGTCGGCCAGCACGCGCTTGTGAAACGAGGTGCGCTGGGCGGCCGTGGTGGCGGCCTGGCCGAGACAGTCGGAGCGGTACGCGGCTAACAGGTGTGAGAGCTGCATGGCGAAGACTCCAGGGTAGAGGGGCCGAGAGGATGAAGGCTAGGCGAAGGCAGGCTCAAGGGAGTAATACGCGGGTTCGGATATTCCACGACGATATGCGCGAGTGGGAGGCGTTTCAGGATCAGAAACGATGCCTTGCCCGTCTGGCGGCAGTAAGCGCTGCATCTGGTCTTCAAAGCGCTGCAACACATCGTCGGCGGCTGTGCGTGTGCGCCGCAGCTCTTGCCGATAAGCCTCAATCAAGGCCCGCACTAAGAGCCGCGCCTCACGGTGTATGGTGTCATCCGCCCCCGACTGTGGCAACAAATCCCCTGGCGCGAGGCCAAGCAGCTCGGCAATGACCGTGAGATCATCCACCCCGAGCGCTTGCTTGCCACGTTCAATGCGCGAGACGGTCGCTTCACTCTTCCCAATTGCCTGCCCCATCTCTTTCGCGGTCCAACCATGTTCGTGTCGGTAGGCTCGCACCCGTGCGCCTAAAAACTCCCGCACTGCCTGTAAATGCTGCATCGTTCTGCCTTCGCACCCCCATCAAGAGTTCCTGAGTAGGGTCACACATGCCCTGCTGTTCAATCTACCCCATACTTACATATCTTGCAAGTGAATTTTGTCATATAGAAGTCAATCTTTATACTTGCATGTCATGCAAGCCTTCCCTATACTTGCATCCGGCGTATCTACACAGGAAAGGACGGATGCATGACCAATCGCCTCAGCGCAATTCGCCAGGCACACGGACTCTCACAGATCAAGCTGGCCCGCATACTTGATGTCAGTGAAGCCACCATTATAAGGTGGGAAAAGAACTATATCGACATTCCACATAAAGAACTGATCCGTCTCGCCGGGCTGTTTGGGATTGCCCCCAAAGACATCGTGCCCGAGTACGACATGCCACCACCGAGCACAGAGGAGCCCGCGCGTGTCTAAGAGCCCAAGAGACCATGCGGGCTCAAGCCCGCACTCGTGGAAAAAGCATCGGCTCATGGCCCGCGCTGCGAAAGGGCAAGCGCATAGCTATCGCTATACCCATCCGAGTTCTCGCTGTGTGATTCTTGACATGCACGCGGGTGAAGGTGAGGGAGTAAGACATGGACCGTAAACCCATATTGTGTCTCGATTTCGACGGCGTATGCCACAGTTACACGACTCCCTGGCAGGCAACCCATATCATCCCTGATCCGCCTGTCGAGGGCATGTGGACTTTCTTAGAGCATGCGGTGCAGGTGTTTGACGTGGCCATCTACTCCTCACGCTCCGCCGTGCCTGTCGGTATTGCGGCCATGCATCAATGGTTTCTCACCCATGCGGACAGCGGCTACCAACAGGATATCGTCAATAAATGGCTGCGCTTTCCCACGACGAAGCCCAGCGCGATGGTCACGCTGGATGACCGCGCCATCACCTTTACCGGCACCTGGCCAGATGTCGAAAGCCTGCGGACCTTCACCCCCTGGAATAAAGGGTAGAGCCATGGACATGCGCGCCATCGATACCTGGCTCGACAGTCTTCCCGACGAAGAGCTGCCAGCAGACGTGATCGACACGATTATTGCCAATCTGCAAAAGGACATCGCCATGAAGCAAGCCATCCTGAAGCCGCTCCCCAAGCGCCCCTTGCCCTGGCGCATCACGGCGTACCTCCAGCGCCACGCCCCGACGCCGCAACACTTAAACGACATCGCCCGCGCCATCCACGCGAGTCGCCTCGCCACCGAGAACGCGGTCCACCGCATGTCGCGGGACGGGCGCGTGCGCTGGGTGGGCGAAGGCACGTATACCCTGCGCGAGGAGCCGTAAGCCATGCTGCCCCACCGCTACGCCCTGCCGCCGTACTACCGGCCCCCTGACCGTGCCGCCGTCCAGGCCCTGCAGGACGCCTATGCCAGTGCCCAGGTGGAGGGCTATACGGTAAAGCTGCACCCCTGGCCGCCTGCCACCTTGACCCTGCTGGGGCGCCTCTACATCAAAGCGTGGGGCGATGTGCCGACGCCCAACCGCCTGCAAGCCCGCTGGTGCATGCCGGAGGCGAAGGCCGTGCTGCGGGCGTTCGGGAGTTACGCGGCGTACTATGCCGCGATCGAGAAGGACGACACGCATGGATAACGCCAGGACGCAGACCCCCTCGCCGCAGGAAGCCCGCCGCGCGGCCGATACCCGGTACTCGCGCCAGCGGGTGCAGCGGCTCCAGCACGCCGGGCTGTGTCCCGCCTGCGGCCACCGCCCCCCCGCCCCGGCCCGCCGCCTGTGTGCGCCCTGTGGCGCAGCGCATGTGGCCCGGCAACAGCGCTACCTCGCCCGGCTCAAACGCGCCGGCCTGTGCCTGCACTGCCTGGCGCCCATCGTGGACAAGCGCCACACGCTCTGTCGCGACTGCCGCCAGTGGTATCAGGCGTACTACCAGAAGCATCCGGCACTGCGTGAGCGGGCACGGCTGCGGGCACAACGCCTCGCCGCGAGGAGCCAGCCATGAGCCGGAACCGCGAGCGCTGGAGCGAGGCCGACGTCATCGCGCATATGCAGCGCCAGGGGTTGCCGCTCACCCCAGCGCTGACCCTCGCCAAGGAGACACCGGAAGGCGTGCTGCTCGCACAAGTACGTAAGTTGGCAAAAGAACAATCCTTTTTGTCCTATCACACGCATGATAGTAGGAAGAGTGAGAAGGGATTTCCCGATCTCGTCTTAGCGAGACCAGTAAGCGCCAGTAGTCGAGGACGGCTGATCTTTGCGGAGTTAAAAGAGCAGCGCGGGAAAGCGACAGCGGAGCAAGCGCTCTGGCTTGATGTGCTCCGGCATACGCTCCCTGACCTGGAGGTGTACTTCTGGATGCCCAGCGACTACCCAACGATTGTCGACATTCTCACCCGCAAGGAGCACCCCTAATGCCGGAACTGGCGACCCTGGTCTGTGACGACGTGCTGCACTGGGCGGAGACGACACCACCCATAGGAGCGCATGCGCTCATTGCTGACCCACCTTATGAGCTGAATTTCATGAGTTCTAAGTGGGATCGTACAGGTATCGCGTTCCAAAAAGATACCTGGACGGCCCTCGCCCGCCACCTCCTGCCAGGGGCGTTTCTGCTCGTGTTCGGCTCCTCGCGGGGCTGGCACCGCCTGGCGTGTGCGCTCGAAGATGCCGGGCTCGTGAGCCACCCGTCAGTCTTTATGCTCTCGTGGGTGCAGAGTTCTGGCTTCCCCAAGGCCACACGTATCGACAGCCAGATTGACCGAGAGGCAGGAATGGAACAAGAAGTCATCGGCGAGCGGCTCTATGCCGATGGCAAGAAACGCCCGAATCAATGGACTGTCGAGGGCTCACACGAAGGCTGGAAGCGTCCTGCCCACGAGCAGTATACAGGCAACCGCGTTCTCACCGCCCCCGCCACGCCACTCGCCCAGACCTGGGCCGGGCACCGCTACGGGGGGCAGGTACTTAAACCATCAGTTGAGCCAGTCCTGTGCTTCCAGAAACCGTACCAAGGAAGACCCGTTGATAGTATCGTGCGCACTGGCGCGGGAGCCCTCAACATCGAGGCAGGCCGCATCGGTGGCGTGAGCGATACGCGGCGACCCAAGGGCGAAGGTGCTGGCGCGTTCCCGCATAGTGACGACGCCTGGCAGCCGCATCTGGAGGTCGGGGGCCATGTCGGTAAAAGATGGCCCCCGAACCTGGTGCTAGTGCATTTAGACACATGCGTAGAGCTGGGCGTGCAGCGCGTGCCGGGGACGCATCACAGCTATGACCGCAATAGTAATGCCTCGATGTGGGGCCTGGGCAGGACGGACGACCCACGCCAGGGTTACGCCGCCCCCGATGGCACCGAGGCCGTACAGCAGTACCAGTGCGCGCCGGGGTGCGTTGTCGCCGCCCTGGAGCGACAAGCGGGGGAGAGTGTCAGCACCGCGAGCGGCCACCGTGGCCGCTCACAAATCTGGGGCTCCTGCGACGGCACCGAGATGCCGCGCAATGGGTATGATGACTCCGGCAGTGTCTCCCGGTTCTTTGCCACGATGGATTGGTCCCTGGACGTGGCCGAGCAGCTCGCCCAGGCCGCCCCGGCGTACTACGAGCCCAAGGCGAGCCGGGCGGAGCGCGATGCGGGGCTAGAGGGGATGCCGCTGTATAGCGCGGCTGACCTGACAGGGAGGATACCGGGGAGAGCTGGCTTACAATTCCCGTCACGCCCACACGCTAATGGTGGCAATCCCTATGCGGGCATTAGCGGCGGCTCACGACACAACTCGCACCCGACCGTGAAGCCCCTCACCCTACTCAAGTGGCTGGCGACCCTGCTCTTGCCCCCCGCCGCCTATGCCCCGAGGCGCATCCTTTGCCCCTTTAGTGGCAGCGGTTCTGAGGTGATCGGCGCCATTCTCGCAGGCTGGGAGCATGTGACCGGCATCGAGCAAGACCCGGCGTATGTGCAGCTCGCCCGCCGCCGCCTCGCGTACTGGACGGGCTACCGCGCCCCGGACCCTGACCCTGGCACCGACCCCGCGCCTGTGGCCAGCGACGGCCCGGCTGGGCAACTCGCCCTGTTCTGAGAAAGGAGGCCCACGATGCCCGACGCCCCCTGTTGGATTTGTTCGGTCACGCCAGCCTCCCTGTCGCCGCGCTACTGGGAGGCCCGCTGTACCTGTGGCGATGCGCTCGCGGGGCACGCCCTTCGGCATCCCCATCCCCGCGAGGACAACGCCTGTGCGGGCTTTCGCGTCCAGCTTGGCACCAGAGAGCCCCCCGAGCCCGACACCGACACGCCACCGTCGCTCCTCAACGCAGAGGAGACACGGATACCATGACCACCGACGCTTGTTGGCTCTGCGCAGTGCCTTTATCCAGCCTCTCCTCGCGCTACTGGCAGGCGCGCTGTACGTGCGGGGGGGAGCTGGCGGTACACGGGCTGCGCCATCCGCATCCCATCCCGCTGGTGGAGTGTCGGGGCTTTACCCTGGACCTGGCCCGGACCACCCCGGAGCCCGACGCTGACGCGCAACAACCCGCACTGTTTGAGTGAGGGAGCCCCATGCACACAACCGACGCCTGGACCGGCATGTATAGTGATTCATGGAATGGCTTAATGGTGTCTGAAGCATTCAGTCATCCTGCCAAATTCAGTAAGTCCTTGATATTTCACATCATTAAGCACGCCATCGCCGAGGGATTTCTTGCGACAGGGCAAACCGTACTTGATGTCTTCGCCGGGGTATCTCTGAGTGCCCTGCCATGCTTGCTCCACGGCATAGGTTGGATAGGTATAGAGCTGGAAGAGAGATTTGTGCAGCTCGGCAAGCAGAACCTTGGGCTGTGGGCGAGGCGCTACGGGCATACGCCCCAGTACCGAGCCCCGGTGATCATCTGTGGCGATTCGCGGCAACTCGTGGCGCTCCTCCAGGGACAGGCAGCCAGTTGCGTCATAGCGAGCCCGCCCTTTGCCGACAGCCTTCAGCCTGTGAATCCAGCCATTGATGCCAAACTTGCCACTGCGAAAGCCCAGGGGCGCACCGCTGCCCGTGCCACCTGGGGCGCCAACAAAGGATCGTCAGGCATGAGCGGCGACGTGTATAGCGCCAACCCGCACAATCTCGGCAACCTGCCTCCCGGCACGCCGCCGGGCGCGCTGGCCGGAACGCTGGGGGCAGGAGCGGGCGCAGACTGCGTGGTGTCGTCGCCACCGTATGAGGGGAGTGAGATTACCGACCATCGTAGCACCATCAATAATACGCTGCGTGGTATCGGCCCTGCCTCACGCAAAAGGGGAGGAGACATCACTCGAAGTATGGGCTGTTACGCCACCGAGGGGACACTTGGCAACACCAGCGGCCCTACTTTTTGGGAAGCCAGTCGCACGATCCTGCAGCAGGTGCATGCAGTGCTGAAGCCCGGCGGCGTGGCGATCTGGGTGGTCAAGTCGTACATCCGAGATAAGGAAGTCGTTGATTTTCCTGGCGATTGGGCAAGGCTTTGTGTCAGTTGTGGCTTCGAGCTGCTGCACGAACATCACGCCCTGCTGGTGGAGGAGCACGGCACGCAGGGCGGGTTGTTCGGGACTGACACCGTACATAGAACTGAAAGGAAGAGTTTTTTTAGAAGGTTAGCTGAGAAGCGTCCAGGTGCGCCACGGATAGATTTTGAGACCATCCTATGCATGCGCAAGTTGACGTCCTCTGCCCCGTAAACGAGGCAGATTCCCAAAATCGGCCCTCAACGTCCTGAGGGGAGACCTATGCGGTGTCTCTTACTTACTAAGGCTTCTCATCGCCTTAGCACCCGTGCCAGCATCAAGCACGTTAAGAAGCATCTCGGTGAGTGCGTATGGGACAGCCAGCGATATGCTGTAGTTCAACTGTCGCGCCACTCTACGCTTCATGTGTGTACAACGTTGCGGTATCGCTTTTACGGCTCTCCCTGCGAGAGCCAACCAGCAAACGATATTAGAAAGAGCACAGCACAACAGAGTAAGTATAGCAAGAACAGTGCGTTAGAAGCATTGCGCGGTGAGTCAAAACTCTTGACGCTCTGCGTCAACCTTTCTTTCCCCTCTCCCCTGAAGGAGAGAGCCCCCAGAAAGGAGTCTCTGTGGCGCGGCCCGGTGAGGCGGCAGCGGTGGGGTTGGTCGATATGGCGGTAAGCAGTCCACCATATGCTCAGAGCGTCCACGACGGAAACGGCATCGATCAGGCGAAGCTCACCGGGAACCGCCCTGGTCCCCATACGCAGGCAGGCGCGGACGGCTACGGCACCGCCCCCGGCCAGCTTGGGGCGATGCGCCCCGGCACACCACCAGCCCACGAGGAGCCCTGAGCCATGCGCTACCTCGTGCAGCACGCTCATTACTGCGGCTGTCAGTCGCCTCTCGACTGGGAGGGGGACACGCCCCAGGCGGTGATGCAGTATCTGTGGGGCCGCGATATGGCGCGCCACACGATCTGGGATACCACGGCGGCGGTGACGTATCGCTTTCACACGGGGAGTTGTGCCCACGTGCAGGCCATCCTGGAGGCCACGTATCGCCTGCTCCACGAGGAGCCCTAGCCATGCCCGAGCGCCTGCGCCTCACCTTCCGCTACGCCCTGGGCGAGCGCGTGCGCTACGACGGCGCCGTGTGGACGGTCGCTGCCCAGTGCTGGCAGCGGGGCACGGTGAGCACGTTTGTGAGCTACCTGCTGACCGCAGAGGGTCAGGCCGGGCGTACAACCTATGTCTACGAACCCGATGTGCAGCCCACAGATGAGAAGCCCTGAGCCATGGACTGGAACGAGTGGTTGACGCAGGCCGACCGCTGGCTGGATCGTTGGAGTTCCCGCGTCATCATTGCTCTCGCCCTCGCGGGCCTGTTTATGATGCTGAGTCTCTGCTTGCTATGGCACTAGAGAGGAGCCTTGAGTATGCCTAGACCGATGACCGAAGAGGCGGTGCCCTTCCGCGCGTCGCTGCCCGCCGAGGCCCGAGGATGGCTGTGGTTGCCTTTGCAGACCCTGACCCTCACTGGCGTATTGCCCGACGGCTTTGCGCGCGTCCTGACGGTCCACAGGTGCCCGCAGCGGGGACTCCTGGCGCATAACGTCGCACAGGTGGCCGGACCAGAGGAGCGCTAACCGATGTCCGACCTGTTTCCGCCTTTGAAGGCCCCTATGCCATGGTTCGGGGGAAAGACCCTTGCCGCCCCGCTCATCTGGCAAGCACTGGGCAATGTCCAGAACTATGTCGAGAGCTTTGCAGGATCGCTCGCTGTCCTCCTGAACCGTCCCCATGCCCCGAAGATTGAAACCGTCAATGATAAAGATGCCTTCGTGGCCAACGTGTTTCGTGCCCTGCGTGCTGACCCAGACGAGGTAGCTGCGTGGTGCGACCATGCTCCCAATGAAGCCGATCAGCATGCTATCCATACGTGGCTGGTCACACAGCGGGAGGAATTTACCGCTCGCCTTATGGGTGACCCAGATTACTATGACGCCAAA